ATGATTACATACGCACCTTTAATGGCAACATTACATAAAAAGCAAATATCGAAAACAGAGCTTCAAAAAGGAATTGGTACTTCATCTGCTACTATTGCAAAAATAAGTAAAGACCAGTATGTTTCGATGAAGATTATAAATAATATCTGTGCTTACCTTGATTGCAATGATATTAATGAGGTTATTGAATATGTTAAAGAAGACCACAAAGCATAAATATGCTCGGTGGTCTTCTTCCTATTTTTTTCTCAATATCTTGGTAGCTTCCCCTTTCTCATATTTAGATACAAAATCAATGAGTAATATCTCCAATACTCTCTCTACGGTGAAATGATGATCAGCATACACTTTACTCATATCTGCTAACAGCACCTCTAACCTTAATACATCCTTCCGTTCAATTCGCAATCTAATTTTTGACCAGTCAACAACTTTTTCTCTATTCATTGGATATAAAGGCTTTATTTCATCAGATAAGTTTTTATAATGTTTTAATCTAACATTGTGGGTAGACTTATCGAACTTTAAAAATAATGAATGCATGTACTTAATGTTTTGTTTCCGCTTCACATAATCAACAATATCTTCCAAGAGGAACTGTACAAGATCATCTAATTTATAGTGCTCCTCAGTTAAATCTGCCACATCTTCACACAAGTTCTTTGCTCTAAATAATAGCTCATTTTGCAGAAACAACTTCACTGAAACTGTTGAAGAGGTCAGTACTCTCCATATTACTGAACGTTGATTCTCTATTTCCTTTTTTATCAAGTTCACTTCACTGAATGCCCTCAAACACAATCTCCCCTCTCTCTAGCTTTAATGAAGACATAAATATCCGGTGTGTAGCTTTTCTGATGCTTCTGCATTGCCATATTGCAGCATAGTAACCTATATCATCATGAATCTCTCTATTAACCTTTATGTGAACTGTAAGACCTGTATTTCGATACTCTGATTCATCAAACACTTTGGTTCTGCCCAATGCACTTTTTAATAATTGCGTACAATATTTTGTTTCAGATTCACCACGTCCAATGGATGCTCTAATGATAAATTCCTTTTCATCAGCAGTTACTGGAATCTTAATATCATACTTGGCATCCGAACGTTTCCTTCTAATTCTCTTCTCACTTTGGTTTAACATTGGATTGATGTACATCCTTCCCCACCTCTCCTTTTTTAAATATTTTATTCAATAAGTTTGGGTAACCAGTCAACTGGGTCTTTATAAATCAAGGGGGGAGAAGGTAGAGGATCAGTAATATGACCCTCGTATGACTAACTTAGATCTAACTTAAATCCCCCATTTTCTGTACGTACAACTTGTTTCTTTACCGAAGACTTCGCTGTTCCCTCTTCCATATCACGTTGTATTAACCGCTTAATATAAGCTGAGAAGTTTGTAAATCGACTTGTATGATCTAGCAAGAGCTGTTCGTATGGATCAGACAGGTTGAATGAAACACTTTTTGTTTTCTTGCTCATACTTTGCTGCCCCCATCTCTTTAATCTTCTTTTTACCTTCCACAGTTAAATAAATTTGACCAGCCTTCTGCATTTGCTTTATCATCTCTTGAAATTGCATTGTATTCATACTCTCATATAACCTCCTTCTTACTGTGATAGTAATTAATACTCAGCAATGCCCAAAATAATAACTGAAAAGTATAAAATAATTTAATATAAATACTATTTTATAGCTTGTTTATATTTTAATTATCTTTATTGATACAAAAGTTAGTTAAGGTTAAAATGATATTAGTGAAGATTCAAAAAAAAGGATGGCAGAGGATGTTAAAACCAAAAATCAAAGTTAGATTGGCTGAATTAGAGATTAAACAAGTGGATATATATAATGAATTTGGTGTCACAAAGATGACGTTTAATAACTGGGCTACTGGTAAGTCTAGACCAAATTTAGAGCAAGCATTTGAATTGGCTAAAAGGTTAAATTGCAAGGTTGATGATTTGTGGGAGTATATAGAGAAATAAGAATTACGGAAAATCTAAAGAAGGAAATTTAAAATATATCTGAGGATAGTGCTTAAAGTAATAAATTATCAAGCTATTAGTTATGGTTTATGACTAATTTTATATTATTTTAAACTGCTTAGAAGGGATTTATTTATTGATGATTAATGGATTAATTAAAGACTTTTTACCAGTTTTCAGTGCTTTGATTGGAATTTATTTAGGTTCATATTTAACGAGCAAAAATCAACGTAATTTATTTAAACAGCAAGTCCTATGGGAAGAACGCAAAGAATATAAAATAAAAGAAGAAAATAAACTTGCGGCTTACAATAAAATACTTTTATTAAATCGAGAACATCCAGTTATTGATCACGATATCCAACATGGTAGCCCAATATTGTTTGATGTTGATAACTATGAAAAATACATGCGCCCCATCCTTTATGATAATTATCACTTTATCGACCAAGACGTTCTCAATTGCTTAGAAAATATAGAAGGATCGCTTAAAATATATGAATACAATCAAGAAATCACTGGAGAAGAGCATTTTGACCTATGTTCTGGATTTAATGAATTATTAAAGCGAGTGAAGGATCATATAAAATTATATAGAGATAAAACTTTATAATGAAAACAAAAAACCTCACCCAATTTAGGTGAGGTTTTTTGATTACTTATTCTTATTCTTTAATTTCTCTAATAATGATTTAGCTTTATTTAAAGCATCCTCTGTTTCAGCTTTGAGAAGATTTGCTTCAATTATTTTACCTTCTTCACTAAATGATACTTCAAGCATATCTCCTTCGCTTATATGGGAAGGTAATTCTGTTACATTTATGTCTCTTTGGACTGCTTCATTGTCCTTAAGTAGTAAGACCGCTATTTGACCATCAACTATTCTGTCGACAATATATTTAGCCAAGCAAACACGCCCTTCTTAATTTACAGTAATTTGATCTTTCATCCTTTCAAATGTAGCATCACCAATTCCGCTGACATTCTTTATCTCTTCAATATTTTGAAAAGCACCGTTTACAGCTCTATAATCAATGATACGTTGTGCAATAACTTCTCCTACACCAGTAATGAACTGAAGCTCTTCTAAACCAGCTGTATTGATATTAATTGGATAAGTAGGAGTTTCATCAATAGGATCGTCAATAATAGGATCTGAACCAGGCTGGCCGTTATCGTTTTGTTTTTCTACTGTATAATTGTTACCATCTGAATACACAACCACACTTCCACCAATTGTTGTATAAATATCCTTAACGCCAATTTCTTTTAGTAAGTCTAAAACTTCTTGATGAGGATGTCCATATGAATTACCTTCTCCCACGCTGATAATAGCTGTTTCAGGCAATACATTTGTAATGAAATATGGTGTCGTGCTTGTACGAGAGCCATGGTGACCTACTCTTAGAACATCAGATTGTACATTAAATTGCTCTACAATACGATGTTCCGCTGTTTCTTCTGCGTCACCAGTGATTAAGTATTTAAATTGATTATGCGTTAAATGAAGTGCAATAGATGAATCATTAAGACTATCTCCCTCAACCCCACTATTTACAATACGGATATTTAAAGATGGATCAAGATTGATTGTACCTCCAATTGAAGCTACCTCAAATGGAATGTCATGATCATCAATGTAAGTTAAGTAATTTAAATACGTTTGAGATGTATGTGGAATCCCACTATCTAACACATTATTCACTTGAAATTCACTCATAACTTGCACTGCTCCACCTACATGATCTGCATGAGCATGAGTGATTACCAAATGATCAATTGTACTTACACCCGCCTGTTTTAAGTAGCTAACGACTTTTTGTCCCGCAGTTTGAGTTCCTGCATCAATTAACATCGTTTGTCCATTTGGAGCAATAATTAACGTAGCATCTCCTTGACCTACATCAATATGATGAATCTCTACATCATCATCAATAGGTAAAGGTTTTGCTACTCTAAAATCTTCATTAAGAGTTCGAGCTAAAAATGCTGAGAACTCATCACGTTGAGTGTTATTGCTCGGTTTAAAAGTCTGGTCTGGATAACCTACTGTGATACTGTTAGAAGCAATTGCTTGGATACTTGAGTAAAATAGATGATCTTTACCAACGTCTTTAAATTCTCTATCCCAAGAACCAGATAAATTAAAAGCTCTTTGAAGGATAGCTGCCATCTGACCTCTTGTTAATGGATCACGAGGAGAATAGTTCCCTCTATAACCTGCAATAATACCTTTTTCCGCTACAGCAGCGATAGCATCATGTGCAAAATAATTCTTTGGCACATCATTAAATGGTGTGTTCTCTACAGCAGGAGTATCTAAATTTAAAGCACCAGCTATCATTAATGCTGCTTCACCACGTGTCACATTTTGAGTCGGAGCAAAGTTACCGTTTGGTAATCCATTAATAATTCCCTTTTCTGATAAATAGTTAATCTCCTGAATACCCCAATGATTTTCAGATACATCAGGAAATTTTGTAGCTGCACTTACAGGTGTAGTAAATAAACATACTACAAGTACGAGACTTAAGAGTGAACTAAAATATTTCATAATTAACCTCCTTATTTTTTATATTCCTCTTAAGTCTATCATCATTTATTTAACAATTTAATAGAAAGTCAATAAGATCCCCCAAACCCTTATGAGTTTTTCAGTATTTAGTTTTTTATAATTACATATTTAAATTAAAGATAAGCACCATTCTTACTTTAATTATAATGAGTTCATCATAGCCATAAAGGGGTCAATTTTCTCCTGAAGTAGAGATTAATCAACTATTCATGTCGCAATAATGAAATTGGTTCAAATTAACGGAAAAATAAAACATAACATCAGTTAACCTCATATTTACTTGTCTTTCTTTACTTTTTGAAGTTTGACAAATCAGGATTAAATTTAATTTAACACAACATGTAGTGGTTATTTCCGAAAAAGGAATACTATATATTGAATCAGGGTATAGACTTGTGGTAAGCTTGTTTCAGAGTTTGGGTGGGGATATTTAACAAAATTATAAGGAGGAATTATCATGGGAGTAAAAATCAAATTAGATCAAAGGAAATTAAAAAGTGCGTTAAAGAAAATCGAAGATCAGGTTAGAAAAGAGGTAAAAATAATGGAAAGGAATATTAACCGAGATATAAAAAAGGGACTCTAAGTACTGGTAATACTTAAAGTCCTTGAGATTTACTGTCGCTAATATTATACAAAAAAATCCTTAATATTTAAATAAGAAATATTCCCAACCATACTCACTTTCTAATTAAAGGGGTAATTTATGGATCACATCTTACTGCAAGTTTTAGTCCCTATAGCTACTGCTGCTATTTCTTACTTTGCTGCAATTAATAAATCAAAAAAAGAGCTAGATATCGTTAAGGAACAATGTAGTAATGAAATTAATAAAATTAAAATTCAGTCTGAACATGAATTAAATAAATTGGAACTAGAAATTGATAAGCAAGCAAGTCTTTATGAAAAAAATACTCAAGTAGATTTAACAAAAGAAATATTATCTGGTGTTTTCAGTTCTTCTAATTTAAACGAATTAGTTTCTAACACCATGTCACGTGAATTCCAAAAGAAATTCAAAAACTAGCCATAACACGCCCACTTGTATTAAAGTGGGCTTAAAAATATATTTAATTCCTTAATTCTTCAGAGGAGGGAGTGGTCTAGTCTTGAATAGCTGTCACTATCCCATCCTCTAAATACACATATTTATAGTTAGGATAGACCCATTGTTCTCTAACACCATAAGCAGTTGTTGTTCTGTTTATCTTTTGAGGTTTTCCCCAATCAGTATTTTTTACTTCTTCTTTAGTCATTCCAATTCTAGGTTTTGCATTCTTAGATTTTTCTATTGCTCTTAACTTTCTATTTTCTTCTACTCTTTCTTTATGCCATGCGTGTTTTTTTACCGCTTCTTCTCGTTCCTCAACTGTTGTATATTTAGCTGCAAAGGCTTGAATTTCATCACTAAGAATACCATTATAATCTGGATCAATTAAAAGTACGTTTCTCCTAGCTTTTATACTTGTTTCTCCATTCTCATATGGTATTAGATCAATTAAAGCTTCCCTATAATTGTTCATAGTTTCAATTGTAAAGTCATCTAAATGTTGAGTATAATCATCGATTAAATCATATTCCTGTTTATCGAAAGCAGATTTAATCAGTGGCAACATTTTTTCAGCTTCTTCTCTCATATTATCTACACCGCTTTGTTTAGAATGCTTCATAGTATCTTCTAAGCCCACTTTAATTAATTCGTCAATATCATCAAATCTTGAGTCAGATAAAACACTATTGAACAAGATACCTTCATCTTTGAGTGTATTTAAATATTCAAATTCTTTATCATCTATAATTTTCTCAATAAGACTCAAATATTGATTCTTTGCTGACTTTTTATTTTGATTATCCTGAATGTCATCATACTGTCTAGGAAAATTCTCAAAATATAAAGTTAGATCATCTTGATTACTTAACACTTCAAAACGATATAGTATTTCATCATCTCTATTTTTTTCAGGACTAGAATTGTTCTCAGCCTGAACTATATCATTTAATTCATCATTTGTTGATTTTCCATTTGTGCTAGAAGAACAACTTATTAAAATTAAACATATCAATAAAATAAATAATGAGTAAAAAATCTTCTTCATTTCTCCCCCACCACTTTCCATTTTTAAGAAAATAATAACATATATACCTATGACATAGTACCTAATATATAGAAATATTTACTAATTTAATGATATGGAAGAAGCGATGTATTATAGGAGTTAATGATTTATTTATCGGGGGATAAAATCATAAATCATATTTACGGCTACGATTTTTAATAGCAATCCTCATCAACTTTAGGCTTAAAGCTATTGTGTCAAACTCCTCTTCAGTTATCTCTTCCATATGACAGACTTTATTTCTAATTGGTATCGCTTTTTCAATAAACATTAAATTTGTATGGGAAATGGCTCGATTGCCCCTGTTATGTTGTTTTTGAAGCAAGTGATAAAGCTTTGTGAGTGTCAATAATGGAGGGATTTCTTCAGGGTCATAATACTTTTTGTTGAGAACAATTATGTCTTTAATGTGATTTTCCAATTCATACAGCATTAGATATGCTTCGAGGTTATAAGACGAGGGTATGTATTCTTTCACTTTCAATTAGGGTCACCGCCTATTTATTTTTGTATTTAAATTCTACAAAAAATGGCAAATTCCTTTATTATTCAAAAAAAGCAATCACATATTTAAAATGTGATTGCTATAATAAAGCTTACTGTAGAGTGTTAATCAAATCTATTTTTTCCTGATTCAAAGCAATATGTCTATTCATATTCTTCTGCCAAGCATCACTTCCTCTTCTTAATGTATCTCTAGTCATTTCTAAATTGTAAATTTCTTTATCAATCTCATCTATTCGTTTCAGAGTTTCTTCATTTTTCTTGAAGCTCTCTAGAGCCTCTTGATCAACTTCGGGTGTATGTACTATAGGCTGACTATTATAATTAATGCTCTGTTGAGCATAGAAATCTGCCTTTTCTTCTTCAAAACTTTTCTCTTTTTTATTAAGTTTTTCAATCTCAGCATCTAGTCTTTCGAATTCTTCTGTGAGTTCTGCGCTTAGTAATTCGTAAGATGCTTCTCGCTCTTCAATATATTTTGTCATTTCCTCTAATGTGCTTTTCTGAAGTTCATTGCTTTCTTCTAATAGTTGCATTTCTTGTTGTATAGACTGCTCTCTCATTTCAATTTCAGTCGCCAAATTCCGATTCGAATCGTACAGATACCAATGTACTCCGATACTAGCTAGGACTAGTAAAGTTGCAAACGATATAAAAAATTTATTTTTCATGTAAACATCTCCTTTTATAGTATTATTTTACCATTACTAAAGATGTTTAAAAACCCTATTTTTTATATAATGATCGTAGAATCAATAAAAATAAGCCCAATATCTTGTGGACTCATCAATGTAATAATTAACAATAGAGGTTTATCTAATACCCATTTCTCTGTAAAACCTCGTATAAATTATTTGGGTGTATAGCACCTGGTAAATAAGAATTCGTTGTTACCCTTCCATAAACAGTACCTTCAGCATCAATTAGAATTGGAGGAGTACTAGTGTAATCATTAAATGCACTATAAGTCGCATAAGGACTGCCATAACTACCATAACTATTCCAAATGCTATATGAACCGTATTTACTTCCATAACTCCCATACTCGTTAAAAATGCTTTCACTGTCATAAGTATTAGTAGTTGCCTTACCTAAGTAAGTTCTTTGACTATTATCCGCAACTAAAGACAATGATTTATTATTAACTGGATATGGCATTGTAGCAGATACAATTTGACTGAAACCTGATTCCACACCATTTTTTACAGCGGTTACCTTGTAATACCATGTTTCTCCTGCTTTGACGCTAGTGTGTTGTATGCCATAATCTAATTTAGCTTTTATTCCATTTAAAATAAAAGGATAATATGTTCCTCCATACGAGTTGCTAAAGTACACATGGTAATAATCCACGTTATTATCATAGTCCCAAGAAACCGAAATAGTACCATCAAAAATCCCAGCGTAGACCCCAGTAGGTGTAGCTGGCTTAATGACATTACTTTTACTGCTGTATATTTTCACACTATTACTCGATCTATCCCAATTTACAGTTGCTCCTAATGCTTCCCCTACAAATCTTAATGGGACTAGCGTTCTACCATTAATTGCTTGTGCTGGTACATCAATATAATGGATATTCCCATTAATTTTAGTTTGATTTGAACCTAACGTTAATTCAATATTACGATTATCTTTAGTTGCTGTTATCCTTTGTTGAGTTTGATTCCATTGAACATTTGCTCCTAGCGATTCAAATATTCCCCTAAGTGGAACTAAGGTTCTACCTTGCTGTATAATTGGATCTTGATCATAGATCTGAATTTGATCATTAATATATATAGTGATTTTTTGTGCATTTGCACTAACAGGGTTAAAAGCTGTTATTACAAATGTAAGAATAATAAAAATCAAAAATATTTTTTTCATGAAATCCTCCTAGTAATTCTGTTAATTACATCTATAAATCTAGATAATTCTTTTGTGTACTAAATAAAACGAATTACTTATATAACCTGATTATTATTCATCTTTAAAATAATCGTAGTCAATCGTTTTAACTACAAAAGTGTGGTTTATATCTACTCCTACATTGTGATCAATCATTAACTTTGAGAGTTCAATTCCATCTATTAGAATGATTTTCTTTGCATCTAATCGTTCCGCATATTTTTTTGCATTATCTGTGAAATATGAAGTCGTAATGAATACACCTTTCCTCGCACCTTTTCCATCTAATGCACCTGAGAAGCTTTGTACAATATCCCGACCAACAGAATTATTAGCTGCATAACGTTTAGCTTGTACATAAATATTATCAAGACCTAATTTATCTTCTTTAATTACACCATCTAGTCCTTCATCATTTGATCTTTGAGTGACTTTTCCGTCTCCATATCCCATTACAGTTAATAGTTCAACTACTATATCCTCAAATTTCATCCAATGAACACTTCTTAATTGTTTTAATAAATTTTCCGCAAGTTCATCTTTAAGTTCATCCAATTTTTCCTTTACTATTGTTAGTGGATCAATGACTTTCTCTAACTCTTCTATTTCCTCATCGATCTCATTAATATTTTCATTTAGTAATTCAAGTCCTTCGTGTGTGATTTCATAAGTCAATTTATTAATCTCGTCGATATAGTTTTCTTTTTTTAAACTGTACCTTATACTTCTTACTCTTGAAAGGAATATTCCATCAGATGAATTTTCATATTTAATAAGGAGTTGTTCCTCTGTTAAACCAAAATGTTTTACAAGCTTTTGGGTAATTTCACTAGCTGAATATGCACTGCCGTCTTTTATCATTTCCAAGTAAGGGATCATCATTTCTTTGGTAGACGGAAGAGAATCTTTAACAGTTTTGTAATCACCATTATGTATATTTTTCAGGAACTCTTCTTCTTCTTTTTCACCTTTTGGAAAACCTTCTGCTTTAATCATTTTTTTAATATCTGGAATTGTAAGTCCAGCCTCGTTCAACTTTTTAAGCAATTTCATAATTCTTAACGACTCCACAGTGTACATAACTTTGTTACCACTTAACTCAGTTGGGATATAATCGTTGAAATTCTTTACCCATCTCCTTCCATTACTTTCTGACCATCCTACTGATTTTGACAATTTAGTTTTAGTTAATAATTCTTTCTTATTTTTCTGCTCCATTATTAACTCCTTCTCCCTAAGTATTAAGATAGAACTGGGCAGTTCACCCTAAAAAATATTTAAATAATATGTTTATTTTAATCTTCTCACATAACACCTTTCTATTATTTTACATTAATTAGTGCCTAAAGTCTTTATTGACCGTTGGGATTTTTTGTGCGAACATCTAAAAAAATAGGCTTATATAATTAGTTCGTTGCTTCGAAACTAATTATATAAGCCTATTTAAATAATTGTATAACTTGTTATATTTAACCTCAAACACTCTTTTAAGTGATTGAGGTTAAATGTTTATAGCCTTCTAAATATCCCACTTTTATTGAATTGTTTTTTAATCTTATTAAGGGTATGGTCTGCAATCTCATCCATCTGTCTTTTCGTTGTTCCCTCTTTGACCTGGAAATGGAATGTATTGTTGAACTTCACTTCAGTAGGATTATTATTGGAGGTTTTAGATTGAGGATTACCACTAAAGCTGTCTGAATTGAATCTTTCCATTATACGATTAAACACAGCATCAGCAAACGGATCCATCTGTCTACCAACTAGAGGTAATGCTGCTTCCTTTCCCGCCTCCCCAATTCCAATAACAGTCGGTTGATTAAAGAATCCACCATTTTTGTACCACTCTATACCAACCCGAGGTACACTAGGTGGCGATAAACTAAACTGACCATTTAATGTGAACCTTGGGAGTTTTGGTCGTTCAATTCTAGGAAACTTTAGTTTCATATTAGTAAAGAAACTCTTAATATTGTTAATCGCTGTCTCAATGGAAGCTTTTGCTTCATTGATAGGTCTTAGCATATTGTCTTTTGTTTCGTTAAACTTTGTTCGAGCGTTGTCTCTAATTTCATTAAACTTTGCGACAGCTTCATTTTTTAGATCAGTTGCAGAACGCTTACCGTCTCTATATGCTTCACTGAAAGCTGTTTTAATATTACTGCCCATTTCTTTCATTTTTGTAATGGTATTGTTCTTTAAAACTTCCCACTTAGAAAGTATTTCACCACTGCTCCAATCCACTTCATTTACATGTTCTGAAGCCTGTGATTTTGCTTCTGCTACTACTCTCTCATGCATACCTTCCGCCCTATTTATAACATCATCTCTTTGTCGAGTGGCTTCTTCAATCAATGTATCAGCCTGTTCAGCTGAGATACTTCCAACTTCATCTCTTTGTTTGATTATTTCAGCAACAGTTTTACTATATTGATCTTCAGCCTCAGCAATTACATCCTCTTTTTGTTTAATTGAATTCTTTACAACTTCTGCTGCTTGTTGAGCTGTTAACTTACTTGAATTTTGTTTCATGGTTTCAAGGATAACTTTTTGCTCTCGCTCATTCTCAGATAATATCTCTATTCCGTTATTAACCATTTCTTGTTGGATCTCATTTATTTGAGTTTGTTCCCATTTTGTTAAACTTCGATTTTCTTCAGCAGCACTATTCATAATCTCTGCTATTTTCGCTGATCCATTCTCAGTTTCAGTTAATCGATCTTCATAACCTTTTTTCACAGATTCAATCATAGAAGCTTGTTCTTCCTCTGTAACAGCAGTGGTATTAGCAAAGAGTTCTTCCATAATTCTTACTGACTCTGTTTTCTTTTCTTCTAAGCCAGCAACTACTTGCATACCCATTTGAGTGAAATTATCAACGATTACAGTCTTCATTTCTTCGGTTACTTCTTGCCCGCTCCATGAGAGTGTATTTAATGCAACTGTTGCTTCTTCATTCAAATCTAAAAATGCTCCTACAGCTTGCTGAGTTGATTCAGAGATTTCATCAGAAAACCTTTCAAATTCATCAATAGAATCACTTGTAGCATGCTCCATGAGCTTAATGCTTTTAACTACATTTCCAATCGGCCCAGACATAGTAATTAATGACATGCCTAAACGGTTTCCTTCAGCGGTCAATTCATCCCAGTTTTTATACATCAGATAACCTGCTGCTGTTGCACCCGCCATAGCTACCGCTATAGCTCCAACTGGATTAACTAATCCTGCTGCTGCTCCAGTTAGCCCTTTTGCACCAATTGCTGCCGTAGCAATACTAGAAGCTTTCGAGATTGCACCAATTGCAGTAGCAACCTTACCTAGACCTAATATTACAGGGGGAATAGCTGCAGTTAGAGCTGCAAATTTAACAATGTTCTTTTGTGTTTCTGGAGGTAGCTCACCAAACTTACGTGCTAAACCAGTAAGCTTCTCAATACCCATATTTACATATGGAAGCATATGCTCTGAAAATGCAATACTGACTCCTTCAATTGCAGACCTAAAAGCTGCTATATTCCCTTTTGTATTATTGGACATTGTTTCAGCAATTTCTGCTGCAGCTCCATTAGCATTGTATAGAGAGTTCTCTAAGTCACGTACTTTATCTGTACCTTCACCAAGAACAACGTTTACACCTTTCATAGCTTCAGTCTGAAAAACATTAGCTAGTGCAGCATCTCTAGTCTCTGCATTCATACCTTCTAACCCAGTTTCAATATCAGCCATAACAGATGTTAAATCACGCATGTTACCTTCTGAGTCGTATAATGCTACGTTAAAGTCGCCAAAGTCAACTGTTCCATCTTTAGCATTGCTTCTTAGATCCCTAAGCATACTATTCATCGTAGTACCTGCCATTGAGCCTTTTAAACCATTGTCGGCAAAAATACCAAGAATAGCAGAAGTTTGTTCAATATCCATACCTGCTGCACTTGCAGTTGCACCAACATATTTTAAACCTTCACCAAGTTGATGAATATTTGTGTTAGCACTGGATTGTACTTTAGCGAATACATCACTTGCTCTAGTGGCATCTTCAGCAGACATTTGAAACATACTCATTGTATCTGTGACGATATCTGTTGCTTGAGCTAGATTCATACTGCCAGCTGCAGCTACATTTAATAGTGCAGGTGTAGCTTTTAACATGTCATTCGCTTTCCAGCCAGCAAGAGCTTGATATTCGTAAGCTGACGCAACTTCTGATGCGCTAAATTTTGTAGTAGCACCTAATTCTTTAGCTTGCTTTTCTAGAGAGCCTAACTCTTGAGTAGTACTTCCAGAGACAGCTTGTACACGACTCATGCCCTCTTCGAAATTAGCTCCAGCCATAACCATACCTGTTCCTAGAGCAACTATAGGAGCTGTAACTTTCATCGTTAAGTCTTTCCCGACTTTTTGCATACTTTCTCCAGCTTTAGAAAACCTATCACCAGCACTATTAAGCTTTTCACTTAATTGATTCCATTTGTTAGACTGCTGATCTATCTGTTTATTTACATTTCCAAGCTGTTGCTCTGTCTTTTGCATGGCTGCTAAGGAGTTATTATAACGTATAAGCAAGTTTTCAGTCTCTTTAGCATCTTTCCCTTTAGTTTTAACTGATTCATCATATTGTCTTCTAAGCTCATTCACTTTAGCTTTTTGTAGATCAAGAGTTTTACTTAATCGATCCTTATTTAATCTTAATGAATTGATATCAGTTCCAAACTTATTGCTTGAGTTGCCAGAGGCTTTAAATTCAGAATCAACGGCTCTAAGTTTACGATTAATATTGGTAATTGACCGATCAAAGTTACTATCATCTAAGCCAAGTGAAACTTTTAAAGCACCTAATTCAGCCATTCATTTACCTCCTTTCTATAAGAATCCAATTTCATCTATATAAGCTTCTTGCTTTTCTTTTTTCTTATAAGATTTATTGAGTTCAAAATAATATCGAGCATCCATTTGATCAATTTCATGTAGCTTATAACCTTGCTCCATTAACGTTAAATAGAGTCTTTTCAAAGACTCATATGGATCTACTTTTTTTCTGTTTTCTTCTCGTTTCCCAATTCAGCATCAGAATTCTTGTCCAGTCCAAATGTCTTATTAATAACTGTATTTACAGTACCTTGGAACACTTTAAAGAATTCATCTAATGGTAATCCTTCGTATAAATCTTGAATGGTAAATTGGTGATTGTACATTTCACAAATGTACTGTAAGTATTCATCGGTTAATTCTCCATCCATTACATCTTCCACAGTCTGTTGAATCTCTAATGTACGTTTATAAGCTCCCATTCCAAAGAATGCATTAGCATATGTTTTCTTTTCAAATGTAGGCATTCCACCCTTTCCAATAAGCACATTTCCATTTTCGTCCTTTTTCGGGAATTTCAAAGTTAGTTTTAGCATTTAATTTCCTCCTATTATTCTAATGATTAAAAAAAGAGACTGTTAAAATACAGTCTCAATACGGTAATTGAAATTTTATTCAGCTGAAGTTGGCTCGTATACTTGCTCAAACCAACTGTCAATCACACTTGGATTAACATTCTCATCATCTGAATCTACTCGTGCTCTCCATTTGCCATCAGCACGGGTTACAAACTTAGCTGTGATAGTCTCAGTTTGGTATTCAATGGACTCTCCTTTGGTATTGTGAGATTCAGATGGAAGCATAAAGCGTCCTTTATATAGCCATACATACCGATTTCCACCTTCAGCTTTATCAGCACAGAAGCCTAGTGCAACATACGGACTACTATCTTTTGAGGTATCTTCAATTACCCCATCTTCATTAATTGTTTTTCCTAATAGCAATGCATATTGCTCACTATTTAAATCTGAAACACCAATTTCGACATCAATGTCACCCATCGACATCATTGAATGAATAGCACGATTATTACCATACATTGTAGTACTTGAAACATTTGGTGTGATGTTAGCTAGTAATGCAGGAGCTAAGCTCACTGGGGTATCATATTTACTTTCACTTGTCATAACTGCTATATGGATATCTTTTAAACCGATTCTAGCCATAGTTAATCATCTCCTAATTTATTTTGTAATATTAAACCTTAAAGCTTTATGAAAATAACTTGTGTCCTTTTCATAATTTTCATATTCACTTGTTCTAGTAAAACCATTAGCTTTCAAAATGTCCTTAACTTGTTTTGAGAGTTCATCGAAATTACCCTTGGTGAAGATATTGACTTGTACAAAGTATCTTGTCTTAATCTCTTCATTATTTGCATTGAGTGCTGAACGCTGATCATACTCAAGGAACGTAATGTAAGTATCTTCATTCTTCTCATTATGTAAGGGATAAACAGGCACACCAATGGGAGACAAAATAGACATTAATAATTGTTTAATAGTCATAATCCCATTCCATTCTTAAGTGCTTGTGCCATTTTATCTTTAGCTTCACTCTTAGTATCATTAAAGGCACGCTCTGCAAACCCTTGTGCTGGTTGTCTCGATGTTCCAAACTCAGGAAATTTTAGATACCAAGCTTCTTTGGCATCCGCTCCAATTCCTGCTTTTCCTTCACTTGAATTATATTCGGCAACAATGTGATCAGCAGCTCTTGAGTTTGATGTACTACCACGTGGAGCATTATCAGAAATGCGTTTACGAATCACTTCAGCTCCTTCCATGACAGCTTTTTCTTTTACAGATTCAGCTTGATTACCTAGCCTTTCTAAGTTGCGGATAAGCTCATCCATTCCTGTGATTTTCATCTACATCACACCCTTTCTCTGGCTACTATAGTAATAGTTTTCTTCGATTCATTATCATGAAGTATTGTTTTAATTTCATACATCTTGCTATGTAATTTCAATCTCATCTGTTTATTAATCTGTTTTGTAAACTGGTTGTATCTCACTTTAAAATGAACTTCGTTTTCAGCTTGAATACTTGCTGCTTGATAATAGTCTCGACCACTTACAGTCTCAACGTTAGCCCATGCTTTTCGCCATTCGATAAATCTCTGATCCTCTGGCAAAGGGAAGCCGCTACTATCTCGTGCATCTGCATCGAACTTTAAGATTTGAACACGTTTATTGTAGTTACCAGAGTTAAGTTGCATCATACTCATCCTCATTGTGAGAATATCGTAGTTGCTCAATCAATGCTCTAGCTGTCATATCAATCCTTGCAACTTGTTTCCCTGTTTGAGTAATCGAACGATTTTCGTACCAGTGTGAGACTAAAAAGAGAGCGATCATCTTTGCTCGTTCGGGTACACTGTTTTCAAACTTAAAACCAGTCGCTGATTTAATGTATTCTTCGGCCGTTGATATAAGTAAGTCGATTAAATTATCTTCCGTATCATCATCTTCATCTAACCTCAGATACAACTTTGCTTCATTTATTGTGATCATTTAATCACTCCTAAACTAAAAAAGAGAGGGATTAACCCTCTCAACTGATTAACCTGCAATTGGTGCTTCAAGTGATAACTGAGCATAAACTAAAGCATCTTTATCAAATACTTTTACATCAAAGCGCTCAATCACACGTACATCTGTTGTGTTCTTTGTGAATGCAGTACCACCAACATCCGTAGTCTTCATTTCTAACTGTTGACGATCAAAGAATGTTACAGCTTCAGCCATATCACCAACAATAAACGGTGCTTTCTTGCTCACAGTTGGTAGTTGAGAGTTAGGGAATACTACAACCTCACGACCTAAGAAGCGTTTTACAGTTGCATTAGAAGGGTCTGGAGTTAACATTGGACGACCATTATCATCAACTAACTCATCTAAATGCTGGAATCCATCTTGGTTAGTATAAATCTTAGCGCTAGTTGAGATAGCTGGATCTAAATCTACGTTAAGAATCTTTTTAATCTCCTTTAGTTCACTTCCTGCAGCTACAGTCTTTTTACTTGTGTAAGTGGACTTAAGTAGACCAAACACTTTATTATTTTCTGTTACTGTTGCTTTCTTACCAAACCAACGAGCCACATATCCAATTAAGTTTTCAGGCGAATCAGAAAGTAGCGTATTTGAAATTGGTAGAATACCAGCATAATCAGATACAGAATAAGCTACTGTCTGGAATTTAGGATTACCAGCTTCTCCAATCGTGTCTAACTCATCAAGATTAGCAAGCTCAGTCATGTCTGCTAACTTCTCAAATACACGTGAACCAGAACGAGTTGTGACAGGCTCTACACGAACGTATGGAAGCACAGATAAAAACTCACGCTTAAACTCATTAATTTTTGTTGAAATGTCTTGTGGCACAATAACACCACCATCTTCAGCTACTCCACCTTGTAATGCACGTTCTTCTGACTCACTTAAACGTTTACCTCGCAGTGTCTTTAAAAATGCATCACGATATTCCACTTCTGTTCCTTGCTCTTTACGTTTTTCCATCTTCTTCTCTCCCATCTTGTTATCTAACTCACGTTCCTCTTCTTTATCTAACTCTTCTTGAATAGCAATTTGTTTTTGTAGTGAGCGAACTTCCTCAAGCTTCGTCTCTGCTTCAGTTACTTTCCCACCGTCATTTAATGAACGAACCTCACCTTTAATTGTTTCTAATTGTTGTTTTAACTCGTCTACTTTACGCATACAAAATCATCTCCTAATATTTTTATAGTTTTAGATACAAATAAACCGACCTAGATTAACTCTAGCTCGATAGCAATTTGTTTTTGTTTTAACTTGTTATGTAATTCATTTTTATAATCATCTAATCCACGCTTGCTTACTACTGACTCAGTAGCTGCATATGCGGGATAAGTTACGACTGAAACATCGCTTATCTTTTTGAATCGCTTAATCGTTCGAACATACACATCTCTATCATCATTGTAATCCCATTCTTCGCCATCATTTTCATAGTCAATTATGAATGCAAATGATGATTGATTAATGTCACCACGTTTCATTGATTCAATTAGATCACGAGCATAACTTGTGTTTGGTGGGTCAATTATGTACTTCAATCCAAAATCATCAACCTCAAGCTTCAATGTTCCTGAAGTAGAACGTCCCAACACTTTATCAGCATCATGATTTACCAACGCTCTCACATCGCTCATATCAGCATTATTTAAAGCATCACGCTTGATTACTTCAACAAATCCACCTAAATCTTCAGATTTACTATCAAAACGTAGAGCATAACCTACAATCTTTTGTGATTCATCATCAGAAGATGAACGGATTTCAATTTCACTGTTCAGTGTTCGAATTTCTTTCTTGTTCAACAACTTCACCTCCTTTCGTATACTGCTCACCAGCCATTGTAATTGGAATGATATTACCGTTTGCATAGAGCTTATCTCCACCTTCTAGAGCTTTTCTTTCTTCTAGCTCACGTACTTCATTAGGTGTGAGAATACCTTTCTCAACTGCAATAGCATAAGCTTCAAAGCGTGTCTTAATGTCAGAACGTAACATAGAATCTACATTAAATCGGAAATAGTAGCCGTTGGCTTTCTCTTTAGTCGTTAAAAGTTTATACGTCAATTCTTGCTCATACATCTCAATAATGGATTGTAATGTGTCAACATAAAACGCTTTCTGCTGCGCTTCGATATTCGTATGTGTAGACCTTTCCATATCATTTAATTGGAACGACTTCACACCGAATGCATTCGCTATTTGTGTCATTGTAAACTTATTCATCTCTAAGAATTGTGCATCAGCCATAGAAGTATTAATTGACTTGTAATCGAACCCTAATGGCATAGCAGCAACTCTTCCGGTGTTTTTCACGCCACTACTCATACTCTCAAAACGTTGACGAATTTTCTCTTCACCTGCAGAATCTAGATCACCTGTGTAAACAATTAATCCCTTGGCTGAGAGTCCATTCTTGAAGAAGTTATTTTGATATGACTGACCATAACTAGCATTTTCAACAATGGTTCGCAAATAATCTTTAATTGAGATACCGCTCAATCCATCAGCAGTCATACCCATAAAATGTAATACTTGCTCATCTTTAAATTTGTACTCATGCTTACCTTGACGATACACGTACCAAACGGACTCATCACCGAGAATGCTGTTATTGTCGTAAATGATCTCTACATTGTTCATGTTTAATGGAATCAGACTCTTAATTCTGCCTTGCCCATTTGTATCAATTGCAACAACTGAATGTCCATGTTCGTTCCGCTGGAACTCCACTACTTTCCAGAATGTAGAAGCACTCATGTATCTGTTCGGACGTAGCTTCAACAAATTATATAAATAATGCCCCGAAGCTTTCTCTTTGCCGTCTTTAATCTCTCGATAAAGTTTAAGTGGCAACTTACTGACTGAATCCGTCATAATACGCATACAAGCGTAATATGTTGCTTCTTTCATTCGATTTGATGAGATACCATCTGTTTCAATTCCTAAAAACTTTGCTAACTTTTCATCCTGTAGAGATAATGTTTCACTCCTCTTTTCAACTTGTTTTCTAAATAGCATTTATTCACCTCCTTTTGCTCGTAGGTGGCTTGTATGCAAAGAAGATACCTAACGCAAATAAGAATGCTCCTAAAACGTATATTGCTGCCACATAGCTTAAGAGATAGGTAGCAAATACGATCAAGAGCATGCCTAAGATAATGAGGACATCTTCAATGTAGTTTTGTAGAATTTTCATGTTCACCATCCTAGATTATCTAAATATTCATCTGTTACATACTTGTCTAAATTAAGCGGTTTATTAATAGGATGTTCATGGTACATGGAACGAGTATGAGCATTGATCACGGCTGCAATTGGATCAATTCTTTGTGCAGCTTTACTCTTATCCAACATAAAGTTTCCATTTACATCAAGTCGTGTTACGGCATTACTGATTGCCCAATTTAAAACTGGATTGCCATCATGAACGATTTTATTCTGGTACACTAACTCCCTAAAGTTCTTTGTAGGTGGTGCTAGTGTCTTCATTCCCTGAATAATTTTAACCATTAAGTATCCTTCATCAGTCATCTCATTTGCAAATTGTTGGGCATTCCATTCATCAAAAGCAATCTCTTTAACTGACCAATTATATTTTTCAACTTGCTTAATTATATAACTCTGTACGGCTCTGTAATCAACTACATCACCTTCGGTCATGGTAATGTAGCCTTGTCTCTCCCAAAGGTCATATGGTACTTTATCGGTGCGTAACTTCTCTTGTAATGTTCCTTTAGGCATAAATGAATGAGATTTAACAATTACTTTTCCACCTTCAATTGGAATTAAAAAAGCCACACTAGTCAAATCAAGTGTCGCTGATAAGTCTACTCCTATATAAACTGCTCGATCGTGTATTTGTATATCTTCTTTGCTTTCACAAGCATTCCATTTTGCCAGATCCATGTAGCCTGATTTTCTATGTTGAACCCATATATTCATGTGCTTAGTTAGAAATTCAGTCATTTTCTCTGGCATTTCTAATGCAACTTCTAATCGACTTCTTAAATCTTCTATTCCTTCTTGGTAAGAGCAAACAATAGGGTTAGCTTTAATCCAATTGCTTTCGTCCTTTATATCGTCACCTTCATCAAGCTCACAAATCATGATGAAATATTCATCATTTTGAAGCTTATTTTCAGAATCTAACACTTTAGAAACATATTGATACTCCTTATAGCAAGGTGCATTTAAGTTCAATCCAGCAGTAGTGATAACAACCATCAACGGTTCTTTACGTCCAATCATACCTGAAAGTAAGACATTATAAATTTCATCTGTTTCATGGGCGTGATATTCATCAACCACAGCAAGACTTGGAAATTTACCGTCACCAGTTTTACGTGCCTCTTTACTGAGTGGCTCAATAACTGAACCGCTTTTTTTGTGAGTTACTTTACCGTAAGAAGACGTGTATTTTCCATTCAAAAAATCAGCACTTGTTAACTGATCAAGCATTTGAGTATAAACAATCTTAGATTGGTCTTTAGTGATCCCAGCTATATATATTTGTTGTTTTTCTTCACTAAGAAACGCTATGTATGAAGCAATTAAAGCTTGTAATTGACTCTTCCCTTGCTTTCTGGCCAGTTGAATATAAACCCTCCTGAACCTTCTTGTATGCTTGCTTTTTTTCTTCCAGCAGAAAATGTTAGCCACTAAGAAAAGTTGAAAGTCATTAAGTTCAATAGGTTTTCCAGCAAGTACACCTTCTTTATGATTGAACATTTTAGCCCAGTCATAAAAATCATAAAGCTCATTACCATCAAAGTAGTACTTGTACTCCTTATCCTCCAATTTAGCTAAATCATTAAGGAACCTTTCACACGCTTGCTTATGTTTCTTGCAAGTAATAATCTCACCATATACAACGTCTTGAGAATATTGATATACACGTTCAACTAAACTCACACCCGATCACTGAACTTATTGTCTTTATCCTTCTCTTCAGGTGGTGTTAAGTTCATAGCTAACTTTGCTCGTGCTGCTGGTGATAGTCCAAACTCACCTGCAATTTTGTTCATCTGCTCAAACGATTGCTTCTTTTTTGTGAAGAGCGGATGTGCTACTTTATTCGTTTCAGCTGCTTTATTGGTGTATTCAACTAGTAAGCCTTCTTCTTCAATGATACGAGTACAATTAATATAATCCATGTAAGCATCTGCATACCAAGCGAGCATGTGGATATCTACATTAACTAAGATTTTATTTGATATGAATTCATTAGTGAGTTGTGTGAAGATTTCTTTAGCTTCAGGGGATAACCAACCAGGGGGAGTAATATTATCTGATTTAAATTGGATGGATTCTTCTGCATCTTTACGCTGCTTAATCTCTTCTTTTGTTAACCTATTTTTATTACCTTCTAATAAATGCAAATTTATTGGTTTTGCTTGTCTGGGCATTTTACCACCTCCTAGAATTACCCATAATGGTCTGAAAAACGAAGTTTATAAAAAGTTGATTCACTCGGCGTCTACCTGTATCCATTCGACAAATTTCCACCCTGCCCCTCCCCTCTCACACGCTCATACTCCACTCTCATCGCCTCTCTCACCACTCTTACTCTCACCCATACTTCTCTCTATCCTCTGCTGTCTTCTTCGCATGACAGCTCCTACACAGGCTTTGTAGGTTGCTCACGTCTAGCCTTCGCTCCCACTCTTGCTTCACAGGTACCACGTGATCTACGTCCACCATTGGCTCTAGTCTTCCATCCCTCTCACACCACTCACACAGTGGGTTAATTGCTCGCTTCATGTCTCTTAATCTTATCCAGCCTCGACTGCTGTAGAATGCTTTCTCTTTCTTATCAGTCCGCTGTCTCTCATACAATCTATATCTCTCTTTATTGTAAGCTGTAACTTTATCTGCACATTCATCGCAGTAAGTTTCTTTAGTTAAATTTCTTTTACAACTAGCACATGGCTTTATTGGTTTACTTGGCACTCTCTCACCTACCCTCATCGTTCTCATCACACAACAAAAAGAAGCATCCAATATTAAAATGCTCCTGAATAATTAAAATATAAAACTAAGAACTTTAAAATTTAAAATAGAGAACTAAAAAGAAAAATTAAAGCAAGAAAAAGAATAATATTAAAATTGGAATCGTAACAAAAATAATTCCGAAACAACCAATAGTAGTTAAAACGCTTCCACCTTTTTGCATGCTATTCCCGAATTGATGTTAAAGATGAGAAGAAATTCTTACTGCAACTAATATGATGAACCATTTGTACATTTACAATAACAAATATTAATTTAGATTCTAATGCATCTTTTGAATTTCTTGATATAGTAATATATTATCAATATGTAGTAGGATAATTCATAATAGAAGTTAGTAATTAAGGAGGTAAATGATAGATGGAGTTAGATGCAGTTTTTTTATCTTTAATTTCCGTAATTATAGGTTTTATGTTAGGGTGGCTTAAAGATTATATTCAGAGTAAACCTAAGATTAGCTTAGATATCGCCGGATTAGAATCAGAATTTGATTATTATTTTAGTCATTATAATAACAATGGGGTGTATGAAAATTACACTTCTGCTCAAGTAGATATTTCGCAAGCCAATTATATAAGTGTCGATTTAAAACTTATTTTTTTCAATACTGGAAAAGGTGACTCGGCAATAAAAGATGTTTTTTTGGAGATACAAAAAGATAATATCATTAGAAATATTTCATTAAAAGATTCTGATAGCGTTAGAGGCAAGCACATTTATTTCAACTTGCCATCTAGAAGCATTCAGTCAATCGATTTTAAATCAATAATCGAAAAAATCGATTCGAATGAATATATTTTCTGTTCTGATATGCTATCAGCTACTAATGGTTATAGTGTGAAGATAGTTGCAAAAACAATTAATAATCAAAACTTGTATTTAGATATTACCCCTGCGTATTATATACCTGCAAAATAACTAAAAACTTAAATCCCCACTTCTATCTTTAAGAGTAAGAAAACTTTTCTTACCATATAGCAGAATTTCCAGTTACACTGCTATATGGTAATGTTGGTAAAAAGTATGTTAAAACCTCATTATCCTTTTCTCAAACTGAAAATAGTTCTGCTTCAATATTGTTGATGTGATCCACTATGTACTTACCTTTATATGAAGCAATAATTTCATTCTTTTTAACGAAATCTACATTATATATGTATTCCCCATCTAACTTCATTTTCTTAAATAAACTTATAAGTTCATCAGATTCGATTACAATGGCAGAACTTACTTCATTAAAAAAGCCTAAGCCAAGATATCTTTCATCGTTAATAATTACATCATCAAAACTCTTCATACATCCAACTCCCTCACCAAATAATTTTACACTTACACAATTCGGCAAAGGTCATCATATATCCTTCTATTTCCTACTATTCAACTAGACCTCTCTAATTAATGGTAATCCTCTTGCTCTCCTCCAATTGTTACTCCTACCTTCTGCAATTGAATTATAATAATCCAACTCCGCCTTCTTAATTAGTCTCTTATAACCGACTGGTGGATTCTTACTGTAATAGATAACAATATTCTTAATGATTTCATAAGCACGTTCCACAAACTTAGAAATGGTTTCTTTCATTTTGCTCCAAATCTTTTTGATAGAAGCTCTAAGGACTACTACATTTTCTTCAGTCGCAGCTTCAGAATTCTCATTGTTAATCATATGTTTCACTTCACTCATATTGTTATCCAGTTCATTATCTTTACTCATTTATTTTACCTCCGACTTTATCTACAAATAATTTCTGCATAGATGGATTATCACGAAATGCCATTGATAAACCATGCCCTAACAGTTTCACTTGCTTCTCTTTCAGACCGATACTAAAATACTCATCGATACTATGTATTAACTCGTGTAAAAAAATTTCACCTTGCTCTTTCTTGCTTCTCGTCTTATCAATACTAATTGCTCGATTTATATAATCACATTCGCCTACTTGGTAAGGGTCTTGCCTATTAACAATTTCAACTTCAGTATATTCATAATCTATATGTCCCACTTTAATTTTCATAATCTTTCACCCCTAAACTAAAATCAATATATTGTACCAAAAAATAGTTTGCACACATATATATTGAATGGTAAAATATTGATGTTAATAAAAATTTATGAAAGGTGGTGAACCAATGCCAAAGAAACCTACTAAATCACAATTATCAAAAGCTGGCGCTAAATTAGCTTCAAATAGCTCATCTAAGAAGGTAAAAAGTAAAGCTGGCTCCACACTAGGTAAAGGCTAAACTAGGTTTTATATAATAGATAGTGATAAATCAATATCACTATCTATCTTGTTCCTCACCCTATCCAAAATCCAAAACATACCGCACAAATAGCAGCCATTATAATTGAAACGTAATGTACTCGCTTGTCTTTATCATTCTCTGATAGTGCAGCCATTCCAAAGAAGAAAATCAAAACAAACATTAATATCTTAAAAGCAATAAGCATCTCTAATCTCCTTTATGACAAAATAAAAACACCCACAGATGAGTGTTTTAGGCATTTTTACCCAATTCGTTAATATTCTTTATTATTGATATTAATTTTTCATCTTTTCTTTTTGTACTCATAGCTAGCTCTCCCCTTTTTCAGTTAATAGTTAAAGTTATTTTTAAGGAGCGGATAAAATGCCAGAATACAAAATTTGTTTTTCTGATGATACTGCTGTAAAAATCAAAAATTATGTTGATTACTATAACTTACGAATTAAGTTATTAAATATAAAAACCGAGGAAGTTACTGAAGAAAATATAATCAAAGGCGCTTTAGTTAAATTTCTTAAAGACACTGAAGTTTCTCTCCAAGGTACTACTTTAAACAAGGAAGTCGAAGAGTTTGGTGTCCTAAGAAACAATTTTAAGTCCTTATCTAAAGAATTAGGTATTAAACAAATAGACTTAGCTAAGTTAACACAAATTGATACTTCCACTCTAAACCTTATCTTAAATAACAAACAACAACTATCATTAGAAAATTTTCTGAAGTTATGGGCTGTGTTTGATTACCCTTCAATAACCGAGGTTCTATTTCGAGATTAATGGACTCAGTGGGACTCGAACCCACAAAATCTTCCTGTTATGAGCAGGATGCCTTAACCAATTTGGCTATAAGTCCGCATTACAGCACCTATCCCACCAATAATCTAATATGTTCTCAATATCGGCTTCCTTAAGGTGCTCATCTTTTTCTAACTCATCTCTAAGCTCATCAAAAGACTCATTTATCCCCTTATTTATCATATCCAAGTATTTCCCTGATCTCTTCTAACTCTTCTTCACGCAGCTTTTCCATTCTTTCCACAATGTCAGCAAATGCCTTTAATCCATCAATAAAGTTATCTTTCTGTTCATTACTCAGCTTAATTGGATCTAAATTCGTCCAATCTCCCATCTCACACTCTCCACATTCCCAGTCACCTAACATCTCATTATTTATCTCTAACTTACATTTGTTGCATTCAAAGCTCATTTTTATCACTCTCTAATTCTTTCATTAAACTATCATATATTTGCTCGCTGATCATTTCAGCTTCATGCAACTCTTTAATCATTAGTTTACGGTTTAGAGCGCTTTTCTCTACCATTTTCTAACTCAGCACCTTTCTGCACGTTTATCACAATATCTCGCTTCTCTTCCTCACACTTATCACAGCTATCTTTTTCATCAATAACCATGCACTTAGTGCAATATTTTAAATTCTTTAATCCCATCAATTTCAGCCACTTTCTTAATATCGTATGAGCACCATTCACCAGATTTAATCAACTTTAACGCTACAAAATGATAAAAGTCTGAACTGAAGTTTGGTTGCTCATTACTGTTTAAATATGTCACATAAGCATTTAAATGTTCCGTATGTTCTCCAAAGAAATGAACCATTTTTTCATATGCTTGATTATTAGTAGTATCATCATTATCAAAAAACAAACTTACAAATCCATCATTTATCGCCTTTTCTTCAATATGTTTTCGAAATATGTAATTAACTGACTCGATCTCGGCCAGTGTGCTTAAACATTCATTTTCATTTTTAGCCACGAATAAACGTATATCATCCGCAGTATCAATATGCATTGGAGTAGCAAGGAATAAAAAGCTTTTCATATTACTCGCTCTCCTCTTTGAGCTTCAATTTTGGTACAAGATTGTTTAATCCAATCATAGGCTTTGTTTTCATATGCTCAGTTAAATTAAACTTTATATGATTAGCCATATCAGGACTCATATTTTCTTTTAATAAATATGCGAATTTATTAATGTCTTCCTTATTATTGTTTTCTTTAATAGGTGGTTGCTTTTCTTTCACTTCCTCATTAATTTGCAAATAAGTCTTAATAACTTGCAACTCTTCAAGTAGCATTTGATTCTCATCAAACAACCGATTCAAATAGGGCAACAAACCACCAAACAGCTGATCATTTGTACGCCTATTCTTCAAGTAAATTAACTCATCTAATTCAGTCTGGCTCAATTCAACAATCATTTTTTCACGTTTATTTTTTCTCATCTATAATCAACATCCTATCTTTTTAAATTTTGTGAGGGTGGTGTTGCGAGGTCACACGAACAGGGCTAGACTCCTGTCTAACCCACTGTCTCTCATGCGATTTAAAAAATAAAATATTAAAAGGAGGCGACAAGCTTTTATGCATGTCGTTATAAATATCTAACCTTATATTTAATAATGACCGAGATTAGCTGGGGCGACTGCTGCTCCATGGCTAAGAGCAGTTAGCCGATACGGTCAGATCAATCTATTTATCTTCAATAATCTTTTTTAATTTTTGCTCGTTCTCGTATGATAGACCAGATTTAAGCCTTAAAAATTGTGAGACTGCTGCAGGTGAAACACCAAGTTCATTAGCAATAGAGGTTGCGGTAATCGCTTTCTTCATTGCTTTAAATCTTAGCTGGTCAATTTCATCGTTTGACATTTTCATATTCCTTACTCCCCTCATTATTAGTTTTCAATTTATTTTATAAGTTTAGTTTTTAAATTCAAAAAAGATGAGAGTATCGGATCTCTCATCTTTTACTTAGTTCAAATGGCGATTGAACATATAGGAAAGCAACCCTTGCTGATCGCTTTGGCTGTTTCCTTTAGTGTAGATTATCTCTCTTAATACAAATCACACAAAAAGTCAAGTAAATCCCTAGAATATTAAAGATATTCCCCTGAATAACTCATGCGGACATTTTTTCACTTTTTCTATATAGCTTTTTCCTCTTTCTGTCCTTCTCTTTTTGCCTCTCTCCTTGGCAATTATCACATCTAATTTGTCGCTGTTTTGTTTTTGGAACAGTAGTTTGACAGTCCTCACACACTATTAAATTATCTAGATTCCGCTCAAGATTATTAACAATCACACGTCCGTAGCAATCCCAGAGGAGACTTCTACTTATACTTTTGTTCACCTTATATAAATAGGAAATCAAAACATCCGTTATGTACTCTTCTCGCTCATCAATCTGCTTAAATTGCTCTTTAATATCATTATGTAATGTTGCAAGCATTGCTTTTTGAGTCTTTTTAGCGTTATCAGCTAACTTCCTTAGCTCATTACTCTTCTTCTTGTTTATCTCGTTATATAACTCTGTAATCATGTCCTCTGTTCCACTCAACTCAAATGACTGATTAAACATGACCTTATTAATCTCAAAATCATCTACGACTTTATTAAAATGGATTCTATCTTTAGTGCTAGGAATAATATCTTCCAAGCGGTTAACCACACTGTCATTCAGTGCTTCAACCTGTTTCACTTCCTTATCTTTAGCGTGAATAAAAAAGTGCGCTAACTTTTCAGAAGTATATCTTTTAATTTCATAAGCAATATTTTGGGGTCTAACTGGCATCCACAAACTTTTGGCATAATCAATCGTAGCGTTATTCTCAAATGTGAGCCATTTGATTATATCCATCGCTTTTTCTTTCTCTTCATCTGTTCCATGCTTCCAGACTTTACTATTCCAAACTTTGCTGATGTTATTGGAATACTCCCCAATATTTTTCGAGTACGCTGAAATTAGATTTTTATAGATATTCTCATTCGTGATCCGCTCTTCTTTTGCCGCTTTCAGCTCATATTGTAAAGGCACAATATCTTTCATTTCTCTTTCAGCGATGCTCACAAATAACGGATCATTAATGATAAGCGCATCGTCACCATCTACGTCAAACATCAAGAGTAATGAAATATGATCATGAATACTGGTGTAAATGCAATTAGAAACGAACCACTCTTTAGATTTCTTATCAATGGTATTCTTCCTGACGCTATGCTCTCTGTATAAGTGGGGGCTGCGTAGCACATCTAGCTTTTCATTGTTCTTATACAGCTTACAGCTCACTTCATCTTTTTTTAACAGTCCTTTTGGCTCCTTATTTTTAATAAACAGCCACTCAGCAAATGCATAAACATCTGGTGCAATATATGTCCTCTTTGCACCTGGCATTGTTAACTTACCAGCTTTAGCACGTGTGATCATGGATCTTTTCACTTCTTTGATTGTTGCTTTTGCATGCGAATCATTAAGCAAATTAGGATATAAAAACAACGCTTCCTGAAGTCCATTTTTATCTTTATTCTCTTGTGTAGCTCCAAGTATTCTCAGCATTGTCTCGGAGTCTTGACCTATCTTTTTGATTGAATCCACTGTGTAGCTTGCTAGTTGTTTTAGCTCACTGTCAGTGGTGCTTGTGAGTGTCTGTAGCACCTGATAAGACGTTGTTTGATTTCTATATGTATATGGCTCTTCTGCAGCTATTGAAGCTTCACAGCCATATTGCTTGAATGCTTGCTTGTAATCTTTCCATGAGTCAAAGAATCTCCACATTTTCAGTTGGCTTTTAGTCAGTATGATTTGTATATCATCTTTGATGACATCGTAAGTATCTCCCCATATATCCTTTACAGTTGGAGTTGCACCCTTATGTAATTGAATAAATTCAGTGTAGTCAAATGGCACAAGCAAACCCTTCAGAAATGGCAGCCTTATCTGTGTGGCTTTATCACTAACACACGGCAAACATATGCCTGCACCGTCTGTATGTGGGATAGATACAGCTTTAGATTGACGTTTAATATCATATGTATCTGAATCAATCACATCCACTTCACCAGTCACCAAAGTTTCAAAGTCATCTACTACAATTGTTTTATCAATTAGCAACTCATCATGAAACTTATCCCACCGCTTGGATGCCGTCATACTAAGAGCCATATAAGCATTGTATTTATTTACGTTCATACCACCCTTGCTGTTAATCTCATCTACCGTCAGGCCAGCAGTAATAGAGTTTATCACAGCATCTGGAATACTACTTCTAATGAATATTGACTTCTTATTTCGAATGTTTCCGGCTGATGAAGTATAGTACTTATAGTGTTCTCCTAGATACGTAAATCCGTTGAGAACTAGACTCTCAAACACTTTGTATCTGAAAGCTCTAATCATAATGATATCAGTTGAGATAGTGTTCTGTTTGATGTTTAACTGCCTAGTCAAAGCTGACTCAAATTGAGAGATTAGATTACTCTTTTTGATCTCGCTTTCTCGAAGTTCTCTCACACTAGAAACTTTATCCGCTTCAGCATCTAATTGTTTCTTTAATCCAGCAATCTTCTTATTTGCAGCTTTAAACAGTTTAATCTTTGCGTTCCGTAACTTTTCGTTTTGCTGAAGTTTAATAATATCTACAACTTCCATAAACTCTCCTTGATCTATGTATTCATTAGCAAAGGTAATTAACTGATGATATTTGCTAATGTTCGATTTACTCGGCTTCTCTTTCTGTTGTTCAATGCAGAGCTTATTATGTAAGCCAGCAATTGAGTATTCAGATACAAAATCTTCAGCAAATTGATTGAGCTTGTCTACGTCATTAAGCTCACTTACTTCACTCTCAAGCTCTTTAAAGCCTTCCTTAAAGTGACTAAGAGAAAATTGCAAATTACGTTTTGCTGAGAAGATCTCGTACTCCACATCATTCAGAAAACATTCAGTCGTTAAACTATAAATTTGAATTTGTTTGTTTAGATTGTTCGTTTCAGTCAATAACAACAACTCCCTTTGATTTTGATTGTTTAATAAAAAGATTAAGACCTTAAGACATCAGGGGCTCCACCATCTAGCCACTTTTTCCGCTGCGCTCCAAAAGTACCTACCTCAGCCGCCCCTCTTGGCTGTCGCCAATTCACCCCGCTGGACAATGTTCGTTTTGTTTCATTGATTTAGAAAAATTTGCTCATTTTCAGAATGCCTATAGTATTAAGTTGTTTCATTATAGGTAGTTTGAAAATGAGCGTTTTTTCATTTATCCAAATGCACATTCTTCTTTAGATCGCTCTTCTGATTCAATTTTTTGTATCTGTTTAACTATGCTTCCATTCTCTTTATCTATAAGCAATCTAACAAGTTTACTGATATCTTCTATGTAATTATTTTTGGCTCTATGAACACCCATTTTCTGTGTGATAGATGCTTTCTCATGTCTCTTTTGTGCATTATGTATTAAATTAAGATAAACAGTTGCATTAAGCTCATCTTTGTATTTAGTTCTTTTTATGTCTTCAAGCAATAAGTCAAATAGTTCTAGATATTCACCTTTTATGTATTTTTCATTTACAGTAATGTTGTAAGCGATAAAGTGAAAATTAATATCACTCTTGATACTTATTACCTTTTGAACTTTGTCTCTGTACCGTTTCCAGTGTCGTGATGACCTCACCTGAGATATTCTTTTGTAACCAAACTCTTCAAGAACAGATTTTTCACATTGGAGTATAAGTTCTTTCTCTTCTTCTGTTGCTAATCTATATTGATTAGTCACTTTCTCACAGACTTTTGTGACCGATTCGTAGAATATAATCCTTTTGTCAACTAATTGTTTTAAAGCCGTTTCAATCGCACTCTTAAAATTACTGTTACTAGTATTGTAAAAATCATAAACAATAGCTTCTTCTGTTTCAGCATACTTGGCTAAACCCTTAACATGTTCACCGCAATAACTGTAATTTGGATTAACCATTTCAATCGTTCGTAATAGTTTACTTCTACTTATTGTGACTTGTCCTCTGTTTTTACCCTGTACCAGCAAATCTAAGATCAATAATTGAATCATGTTACCGTATGTATTATTGTTATTGCGGCTTCCTTTACTCTTGCCTCTATTTTCAGCTTTAGGTAATGGCTCATTGTATATCTGTTTAATAATAAATTGATGACCCATTTTACTGTAATCGCAATATCGAGATAATTCTTTGAGCTGTGCTTTTTTGCTATTCGTATTTTTCTTAATTTCTATTTCTAACTCAGCACACAATGCTTTGTAATTCTTTAATATTTGACCTTCGCTAATGTTATTTAATTTCATTCAATCACTTCCTAAATTCCACACTCATCAAAAAACTGCATAATCTCATCTAATTGATCCGTGTGCTCTTGATTAAAATGCTTATCTTTTGGTAAACTACTTGTCTTTTTGTGCCACGCTTTAGCATTAAGTTCTATTGCTAATAGACTTTTCCATGATGACCGGAAAATGTCTGGGTCATCTAGCGTTAAAATGCTGTTCATTTTAGTTCCAGATATATTGCGAACAATTTTTCCATTTTTAAACTCCACCTTGTATATGTGCTTTTTGCGAGCATTAGGCAGCATATTTTCATGATCGTAGACTTTTCCATCTAGTATGATATAGCGGTATTTAATCCATCTTAAATCTGAGTACAATTTATTAAATTTATAAACAGAATCTTTACCACCATGATCAACGGCTTTGCATAAATTAGAGACCATTTGCTCGGGTGTACTTCCTATTGGATAATATCTAAAATAAAACGGTATATCTTTATATGTAAAATCTATTTGATCTTGATCGTGTCGTGCATAGCCAAAGTGCATATGTTTTACTTCAAACTCGTGACCGTTATGTATGTATGTAAAGTAGTTAGTTTTCAGTTTTTGATTGAACAAGATAGACCTCCTATTGAGTAATGGGGAGGGGCGGTTAGACCCCTCAGTTATGTATTATTTCAATATTTGATTGAATTTCTCTAGCAACGCTTTTTCTATTACTTCTTTTAAAGTTGCTTGTCTCATTTCATTGATAGGTCTCCCAAATCGATCTGCATCAATTTGCTTTACTATATGTTTTAAGTCAAAATCAAAATCAGAATACTTTAGTGTCATTTCAATATTATCTATACTGATTATCCACGAAACTTGGCTATCTTTATGATTTTCTCTAACTGCAGTTTCAAGATTCTCATCAATCTTCAGCTCCTTCATTATTTTACCGAGTGCCGTATTAATATCTTTTATCTTCTTAATCCTTGTAGCAATTATCAACTTCCAGTCACTAGTGTTTGTTCCATATTCAGTTGGAGCTTCTTTATTAATAATTTGGTTATTTTCCATTAGTTAATTCCTCCATCCATCATTTTCATTTCTTCTTGTAACCATTTCTCTGTTTTCTCATCAGCGCCATACTCAGTTAATATATATTCAATACATTCTCTTTCTTCATCTATTTTAGTAGCAGCTTTGCAGCTTTTAAGATGAGAAACATAGTCATCGTGCAAATCTTCATTATTAAAGATGAAATCTGCTGCTAGAGAATAGCTGGTGCTCATGTCTTTCTTATTTTCCTTAAGTAGCTTTATTAATCCATTTTGCATTGTAATAAATTTTTGTTGTTGTGCTACCATCTCTAATAGCTGATCCTCAATTGTCATTACTCTTTCCACTTCTTCCATTGTTGCTGCATCTGCGTTATAAATCTTGTAGTTTGTCATTTTGTATCGTCTCCTTTAAATATATTAATTTTATTTTATTGCCAACATTCAGAATACCCTCTATATAAAGCTGCTTATGTCCACATTGGAATCACCACCTCTAGTTTATCGATGACTATATAATTATTTATTATATTGCCATGTTTTCATTGACTCTTAAAATTGAGCATGTTATTATTTTATTAACAAATTAATAAGGGCTACTCCTACCAAAATATTGTAGAGAGATGGATTAGTTATAACCTATTTTTATAGATAAGTAAATAGGTTTATTTGTCGTTTAATAATAAAATAATTCAATATATAAATATTAGCTGCATCGGCTCTCATATTAAGCCACACAGCAACTTTTGAATGCTTTATGTACATTATGTATACTTATTATCAAATCCTCTTTATGAACCTGTCAGAACCCTCATATACTTTTCAACACTCCAAGGCACTTTTCATCCGATGATACAGCCTTTAATCTTTCAATATTACTAGAGTACAAGTTTTGTTGCCAAAATGCAGCAGATTTATCATAAGAAACCCCCAACCAGTCGTCAGGGATAAAGTAAATACCCTGCCCATCCATCATCTCGCAGAACTCCTTGATCTTCTTATAAGCTAATAAATCATTTCTCATTTGAGTTGAAGTAGGATTGTCTAGCTCCTCAAGCTCATTATCAGACATTCTAATTTGGCGAATCTTACGTATATCAGCTTTATCTTTTTTTGGTCTGCCGTTTGAGATATCCGCGAAGAATGAAACATAATTACCATTGTTATAGCGATGAGCCATTTCTTCAAATTCACCTCTAGTTGCTGGATTACTGAACAATATCTGATGAATAACATCTCTTTCCTCGTCTTTAAGCTTCAGTTTGCGTTGAATCGCAACTCTACCCGAGCCATTAAGAAACAATCTAACAACCTCTTTTTCTATTACACTCATTAACCATCCTCCTTTTTGTATATACAATTCAGAAACCTATGTAACTACTATACAGACAAATAATAAGACAATACATTCAATGTCTGTACAAGTAATATATCATGCCATTTTTTGGTCGTCAACACAATACGCTCAAAATATTAGTTTGACCTTATCTGATTGTTCGTATTTAAAGGGTAATAATGATTTATATAAGGTTAATTTATAATAAATGTTCGTATTTTTTCTAATATGTTAGAAAAAGCACATTCATTCCCGTACGCTAGCAGAGATCTTTTTTTAAATGTTCACCTTCTACATTTCATCTACTGTCTAGTCGACTAGACAAATTTTCAGAAAAATCATCATGTACTTTTATGTGCTCAGGCGCAATTTTCCATATGTCATTTGAGTTGTTCGACTAACGAACGACATACTCTCTATTAAAGTGTGTTTGTACTGATCCTGAGTTAATCATTAAAATTTATCATATCTTCCTATATGCTCAAAGCTTAAAATAAATTTTTACGTTGCTCCACTGCCCCATTGTTCAATCTCTTCAGCGAAAAGGAGATAGTTGGTCTCTTCACCATCTGATTCCTTTACAATCGCACACCATTGTTCTACACCATGCTCATTTCCTATGTTTCTTAGCTCAATTGTTACGTAAAAACCTTTAGATGGTACCGCAATTGTCCAGAATCTAGGCAGCAGTTCTTCTTTTACTACGTTGATCTCATCGCATAAAAAGCCTGTTATAAACTCGTTGTATCGTGTGATGATTTCGTCGTAATTGAATGTTAATACGCTTGTCGAATGCATAGTAACCCCTCCATTTTAATTAGATTAAAAGCGTAATATATGCAAAAGCTAAACTAATAAAGCTGCTTGCTACAACGAATCTTTCTGTGCTATCTAAGCCTCTTAAGTGCTTCATGACGCACCTCCAGCTAACCAAGACATATTAGGTTGTGATGGTGCTGAACGTCTTGAGATTGCTGCTGTGGTGGCTTGGATTGAGCGATATAAGTAGTTGTTAAAGTTCTTAATCTTGCTTGTTTTCGCTTTTAAGATTACTGCTTTAATTGTGCCGGTGAAGTCTTTTGAATGATCCTCAATTTGGATAGACCTGTCGATTAATGCTTTCGCTCTGTATATGATGCCGGTTAGATTGTAAATTTCTTCTGCGTTAAAGATTTTCAGAGTGTTATATAGAGCAGCTGGGAGTGAATCCTTTAGGAAAGATGAATCTGAGTCGAGATTGATAGTATTCGGTGACTCATGCGCGTTTCTAATACGTGTATTTGATTTATTATGCTTTTTAAGAGATTGTTTAGTGTGACAAGCGGTACGACAATCAGCTTTAACTGGCTCCACATTAGCATTTTCAACGTTTTTGATGACAAGGGTATTGGAAGTTTGACCTTTGCGTTTGATGTCTTTTGTTTGATAAACTGCGATAATATCTAATTCGATTAGCTCTTTGATGTAGCGTTGGACGGTACGAGTACTAACGTTTAAATGAGTAGCCATTGTCTGATTAGACATCCAACTCACACCTAGCATTTTGACGCTGTGCTTGCTAATTAGAGAGAGTAATTGCATGATCTGCTCACGACATGAGTTAGCTTTTAATGTTGTCATATGAGTCGATACAGCGTCATTTAGAGCTTTTACATTATCGAATGTAGTTAGTAAGTGACGATCTGTTGATGAGATAAATTGAATGGATGATTTATTGGTTGATTGCATAGTTAATAGTCCTCCTAATTTTCGGCAGGACATAAACACATACTTGATATATCATTTAAAATCAATTAAAATGACATATAGGTTGTAGTAGTGTTTGTCCTGCTTTTAAAGTAGCGATAGACAAGAGACTGTGGGTGTTCCAGCACCTGCAGTTTTTTATTTGTCTAAACGCCTATATGTCCAATGTGTTTAATGGATTGTATTTGTTGTTCTCTTCAGCTAAATCATTCCCCCACATTCGACCATATTTTTCAGTAATCGAGATGCTTTCATGCCTCATGAGCTTTTGAACTGTAAAAGTAGTCATACCTGATGTAATAAGCCGCTTGCAAAAATAGTGCCTGAGCTTATGGCAAGATAGACTATAATCAAAGTCCATCTTCTTACTAAGCTTTTTAAACAATCCTGAGATAGCTTCGTCTTGCAGCGCTTCTCCTTTGCTGTTACAGATCAAATAATCTGATTCGATCCCCTTGAAATCTAAGTAAAGCTTATACTCAGCTATTTCCTTAGAAAGTTTATTTGAAATTGGGACTGTTTCAATTTGCTGCTTCTTTCCAAATATTTGGATTGATTTACCTGCAAGATCAATATCAGACCACTTGATTTCTACCAACTCTCTCCTACGCAAACCAGTGGAAATGAGAACTACCATTATAAAACGATTACGTGTAGGTAAAAAATCACCAACTCTGTAGCCAGTATCTTCGTAATATCGAATAATCTGCCTAATTTCATCGTCCGAGGGAACAGTGATCCGTGTTATCTCTTTACCTGTTTTAATTTTCTTCATTGGATTATTAAAAACAATCTCTTCTTCTTCTAAAAAATTAAAGAAAGCTCGTAAAGTTCTTGTCTTATTGTTGATGGTCGTTACTTTGTTACCTACAGCTTGGCATTTGTATAAGTAGCCCTTCACGTCTAGCGGTTTAATTTTCGTCACATCAATCCGATTAGTGGAGAGACAGTGGTCATAAAACTGGTTGAGATTCTGCGTGTACATTTTGATGGAATATTTAGTGAGATTTTTGAATTTACGATCCTTTATAAATTCTTCTACAGCGAATTTGAGCAACAAAAAAGACCACACCCTCCCTCTCAT